TCGCCCACCAGGCACGTCCATTCGGTGTTATTGAATCGAGGCGGCACGCCAATGGTAGACTGTGCTGCCGTACATCGCCAATAGGAGCTCTCGTGCCAAACTCCTTCGCGCACGTATCGTTTCGATACATCGTTGTAGCCGTTGATATATTGCCGGTTGCTATCCCAAAGCCCGCAGTCTATATCCTCATAAGACGGGTTGCCCTGGTAGTCTATCCGGAAGAGATCCTGAATGATAGCGCCTCGAGCGTACAGGTAAGGGTTGTTGTAATTCAATGGCAATCCGTTGAATAACTCCAACTGTTTTGGCCGGCCAAGGATAAGCGAGTAATTAGACTCTTCGAGAATAGGCTTGGTCACACCGGTCAGATACATGATCGCTCCTTCGGTTGTAGAGATATACCAACACGATTGACGATCTTCGTTCGTTGTGTTGCCCCTGCGAGCCACTACCATGCCGTCGGTTGGCGGGTAATTCACGCCGCCTGGCACCATGTTATCAGTGTATTGCACAACGATCAGCTCGTTGCTGCCAAGGTCGCGGGCCTGCACGAGAAACCACACCTTGTAATAGTTGCCGTTGAATAGATCATTGACAATACCATAGACCACATCGCCTACGTCGAACGATGTGAAATCTGTCTCCCACCTTTTGCGCATCTGCAGCTTGTAAGTTAGCTCTGCAACCTGAGTAACTGATTCGATTGTGCCCGAATCGGAAAATGAGGTATCGCCCTCCATTGCCGACAATCGGTTTAAAATTAGCTCCATGAACACAGCCTGTCCGCGAACCTCAAGCCGTGGCGTTTGTATCTTATCAGGCGTGATCAGGGTACCACGTCCGGCGAGCATAGAATCAATAACCTCTCCAACCTCGATAGGGGATAGTGATTTTAAGCCCTTGATAAAGGTGATCAACTCCTGTGCCGTACCTGGCTGGTCTTTGCGAAGAAAATATTCTGTTAACCTGTCAAGATCCGCCTGCGACAAATGTTCTAGTATTCCCACTAGGACACGCCCTACCCTCTCGGCCGTATTTTCAGCCGGAGCGGATGCATTGCGTACCTGTAGCGCAATCTGTCTCAATATGTCTAACGTATCACTCATCAATCTCCAATAGCAATAAATCTAACTCCGTTATTTTTTACCTTTGCAGTCCTATCGAAACCCTCCTGAGTGCTTTTCAAGTACTCCAGCACGTCCGACAGATACCGTCTTGCTACGTTTAGCGCATCATTATAGCTCACGTATTTCTGTTTTTCCTCTATCCTGCTTGCATGTTCATCATTGTGAGACAGAAAGCCGCTTTCTCCGAGTATTCGCCCGTCATTCTTGACCATCTTCGCATAAACGTAGTAGGCCAATGCCGTTTTGAGTCCTTTAAAAATCCGCTTCTTTCCATCAGCGCCCGTATAATTGCCTCCGTTAAGTAAAACCTCATGTTTGGTCTCGTCCTCGAGTATATTCAGATACAAATCTGCTCCAATGGCCGGTATAATCTCCATTTGTTCCGACTCATCAATGAACGTATTCACGTCTTCCTCACTAAGATGAATCGATGTCGGTCGTGATAGGACCAGCACTTCGCTATACGTTATCAGATGCTCCATTGCTATTGATATATTTTATTGGTTGTACACTAAAATCATTCGTCGGCACCGGTTCGTGCCAGTTCTTAAATACGACATCAAAGGCGCGTTCTATAAATCGCTGTTCGCTAGTGACCTGCCCTGCATAGTATTCGTATGCATCGTTCATTACCTGCCCCGAAAAGCCTAGTTTACCGTTCCTTATCGCGTAGAATAGCTCTTGATTAAACGCTGCGTATATCCTTTCGACAGTACTCTCTTCCGTGACAGTGAAATCTTTATCGTAGTTAGCAGCGGGAAAATTCACGATCTGAGGCGCTTCCTCATCCTGCTCTATCTCTACGTAAAGAATCTTATTTCCGTTCGTGTCACCTTGGAACTTTCTCAAATCCTCCGCCTCGATCATCTTCACCTCCACCTCGTTACCATCCTTATCAATGGCCGGTTGCCCTTTCTTAGCTATCAGCATGCAGGCAATAAGGAAATTGTTCCGCACGTTCCTATTCTTCACGTTCGACAATCCTTCATCGGTACTCATCTCCGAAATAACGGAATCGTAGAGAGCAAGCGGATAGGTATTCTTTCCGGCCATGCTAACCCACAATATCTGACCTTTATAATGTTCTATACCTCCCGCTTTCTCTACCTGGGACAATACAACTTCTTTCTTCGGATTGAAAACGTCTATTCTATCAATGCTCTTATCATCCACCTTGATCGTCTGCCCATTTCGGGACTTCTTACCTCTCCAATCAGGGTGCACGAGAATACGAGCTACGTATCCGTTTTCATCTTCCTCCTCGAGTCTGCAATTCTCAAACGGCACGTGTTGAAGTTCGATGATTTCTCCAAGTGCGTTATAATTTACGTGCACAGCGAGCCCGGCATACTTTGCTACATCTTGCGCCAGCAGATGAAGGATCGCATCTGCCGTCTCGCCGGCACGGTTAACCACCATCTCTGAAAAGGCTACATCGACAAACCCGTTACCTTCAACAAACTTTGCGTATCGATTCAGGCATAACGTACCGGTTCCCGAAGCTGCCACGATAGAGGCGATATTCTGAGGATACAGATTATCACTTCCGTACATGCTTAGCCTGAAGCGTGACAAATACGACACATCAACTCTCGCATCGGGTTTCTTTGCAGTCTTTACATTCATGGTTTACTTATTTTCTGCGTTCAACACATCGGCAGCCTTAAGATAAGCGTCCAAAGTACGAGCCGTCAGCGCCTTGCCGTCAATCTCAAAAGCTTTGTACTCTTCTTTAAGTGCCTTCTTCGTTACTCCCTCGGCTAACTTTCCTGCCAGCTCAATCACAAGATCCTCATTAAGGGTTATTTCCTCGGGTGCTTTACCTGTAACACGAGCTTCCCAGTCCTCTGGATAATGAGCAAACTGATTAATCGCCTTAGGGTATAGCTTCAAGTACGACTCCGCAGCTTCATCCGTCAGGTTATCGTTTGTGAACATCTGCCCCGTTCCAAACACCTGTATCAATACGCCATTTTTAAGCGTATAACTACATTTCTCTTTCATTTTACCTTCTTTCTTTACGTAATTATAAATTTCTATAAACGCGTCCTTATAACAGTCGCTACAGCTCGTCCTTACAAAGTCTTTATTAAGAACCTCTTTGTAGAGCGATACGACAGCTTCTTTGTCCTGATTCGAGAACCCGGTTTCAATCCGGGCTCTCAACTCATCAATTAATATCACAGCGGAATCAAACGTCATACGGCAGGTGTTAACAGGGTGTTATACTGCGTAGCCGTTGTCGTAGCATCTGTATTGAAGTAGAACAGTGCCGACTTGGGTACACTCGTCTCCTTGAGTGCAGCCGACCAACCGCCTTCCGTCTCTTCGGAGTATTTATCGTTCTCCAACGTTTCGGCTCGTAGTCCCTGATAGTACCCGTAAATCTGATACTCCGCACTACCATCCGCGCCCTTATGCTTGTTGCGCAGAATACATACGAATTCACCTCCTGCAAGCCCGTCAATGACGTTTTCACATACCGTCGGATCATTATCCAGCACCACGAGAGACACATCGTTAGTAAACGTGTTCTGGTACGTTTTCTTTTCCATAGAGGTTTTTGTACCCGTAAACGGAGTGCTACCCGGAATAAAGACTTCATAAGCCTGCTTCCCTGTCTTGAGAACCAACGTCTTGATTACGTTCTTTTTTGTCGCATCAAAGACCGTTGCAGCAAAATCAATATCCTGTCTATTCACTATCAGCCCGTTTGCCTCCAACCCCTTAGTTATGGGGTTGGCGCAATTCTGCGAGATAGCTTGCTTTATAAGTTTATCACATGCTCCCATCTCTTTACCTCCTTACACTCCAAAATGGAACATATCGTTTTCCTTAATAAGAGTACCCATCTTACCCGTAGAGTAGATGTAGTTTCTCCTTTCTTTCTTCTCAAACCAAATATCCAAATCGGACATCAGTCCACCGGCAGGTGCACCAACGAGTAACTGATCAGGATTAGCGAACACCGCTCGATAAGGGTTATTGAGCTTCGTCCCGTCGTTCTCATACGCCCGAATGAATCTATCCCAGATAGAGATACGAGCGATCCTCACTCCGTCGTATTCAGCCACATCAAACCCTGAGAAGACTGTTTCCCATTTAAGCTGTAGGTTGAATCTCTCTTTGATATCGTGATGCAGCGCATCGGCAAACAGCTTAGTCATCAACACAATCGATCCAGCATCCTCAGTAATACGAGAATCGGCATCCATCAACATTGTATCCATGAGACCTGTCGCCGTACCCTTAACTAACATAGTAGACTTTTGCAACGCAAACGTAGCCTGTGCATTAGCAGCAATCGTCGTACGTTGATCCGGATTAGCGGCAATCTGTGTCAACAAACGTTTGAACAAACCATCGCACGTTTTAAACAGATTCACGTTCACCCCGTCTTTGATTACTCCACCACCGGTGATATCGCTGGCCGCCTTATCACCAAACCAGCCGAAACGCCATATCATACGCTTCATTGCCGTTTCAAGAGCCGGACGTAGAATATAGCTCATGAATTCCGTAGAGGTAAGGTCCGCAATGTCTGTTCCCGTTTTAAGAGAATACTCGGCTATCGTACCCTTCAACGACTCGTAACAGATTTTAATAGGAATCTGCCAATCACCTAGAGACCATATCTTCTCGGAGTTCCCAACTCCAACCTCCTGATACACGGGATCACAACCAGAGCCGGCTATTCCGACATCGTTCATATCTCCAATAAATCCCAAACGTTCACCATCCTTTGCCGGAACCAGGTGAATGTACTTATTGAAATCTTCATCCTGCATGATAGACAGAGGGATGAGCTCTTTCAGGTCTTTCACTGCCTGATTGTCTACGGTTAAATTCTCAAAGAAATTCATAATACTTACTTACCTTTTTTGTACTTACCTTCTCTTCTTTCTCTCAATTCCTTAGCCAACGGACTTTCATCACCACCCTCGTTAAACTCTTTGTGAGTCTGCGTTTGTGCGCGTCCCTGTACCTTGTAGCTGCTACAATGTTTTGCCAAGAACTTCTCCCCTCCGGCCATCTTTACAGCATTCAGGATTTTCAGATCATTGGGCGACTTAGCCTGCGCTCTAGCCTCTTCCAACTGTCTCTCGAGTTCGGCAATACGAGCATCCTTGTCCTCATCGCCTTCTTCTTCCTCTGCAGGACGAATCTCGGTAATCACCCCACCGGCCACGACAATAGTCGAACCGTCGGGCATTACATGTTCACCATCCGGACTCGCTGCATCACCGACCTGTGGATCGCCCTCTTCGCGTTCAATTGTCAGCGTAGCACCGTCGGCCGTTGACAATTCCATGTTTACAACTTCCGGCACGTCTTCCATCTTCGCATAGCCGGCCTTGGCAAGGATACGGTCTAACCACCCCTTACCAACTGTTACTTTCTCTTTCATGTTTTTAAAATTAGAATTATTACTCTCCTTCGCCGTTGACGGCACTTTTATTTCATCAATGAATCCAAGCCTCTTCGCTTCGCTCACGCTCATACGTTTATCCTCATCCATAATCGCCTGCAGCTCCGCTCTATCCGCTCCCGTACGTTCTACATACAAGTCAAGAAGTTTATTTGTGTCAGCCTCCAAGCTATCAGCAATAGCCCGTAAGTCCTCCGCTCGGTATGCATCCTCCAGCGTATACTCCGGAATATACGGATCATGTATCAGTAGTTCAGCATTCGGCATCGCCGTACGCTTTCCCTTGGGAGCGGACAACAAAAGCACGGTAGCCATTGAAGCACATATCCCCTCAACGGTAACCGCTATCTCCTTCCCGCTATCACGCAGTTTGTCATATATAGCCCATCCCTCGGAGACGGAACCTCCGCGACAATTCAGTCGTAAATCAATAGTCTTATCTTCTTCCGAAACGGAAGCCAGGAACTCATCAATATCTTTGAAGCAAGTAGAATCAACGCCCGTAAACCAGAGCTTCATGTTCTTGCTCTCTTCGTCAGCAATGTCATTGTAGATTTTAAGTACTGCCATTTTCCTTTCTTTTTTCTCAAAGGTAGGCAGCTTTAAGCGTGTAGCCGAATTTTACTTCTTTATAGTGGTCGCACTCTTTGCGACTAACTTTTTTTTAGTAGGTACAAAAAAAGGGAGCTTTAAGCCCCCTATAGTTCTATCGTCTGACCAAACTTCTTTATTACCCGATAGAACGTTGCTTTGTTCATTCCGTATTCTTCACTAAGATAGTACGCAATATAAGTCATTTTGTGTCCCTCAGAGACCAGCCGAGTGTACTCTTTGTACATCTCAATGTATTTTATATCGCCCACATCTATTGACGCCTCGGAGAGAATCCGAAGCGTCGAAATGTTAGTTGCTAGTAATTCGTATGCCGTCATAATTTACATTTGATTCGATTCAAAGTTAATAAATTTATTGATAAAAACATGCATTTCAGACTTAAATATCACCCAAAGATTCTACATATTTTGCCCTATTTGCTACACTCGTAAATTCTTCCACGGAGAGGACTGGTGCGGGTGCCATCATAAAGCCTTTGGCCACTGCCCGTGCCAACATATCTTCACCGATCGTCTGCCCGCTTCCCGCCGTGATATTGATAGGTACTCCTCCGCCCATCATATTAAATGCTGATAACAACGGAGCAAACATTGACGTTGCCGATGCAGTTATAACGGATTCACCGTTGCTTAACTGCGCCGGTATGCTATCGGATGTACCTGAACCCTCGCCGGCAACCAAACCTCCCGTTGCAAACTTAGCACTCTTAACGGTTTTTGTAGCGGCCGCAATATTAGCTACGATTGCAGCAATACCGGATGCCATAGTAGCTATACCCACAATTCCTTTTCCGGATTCAGCAGAAACCATTTTGGCTATTGCCAAGCCTGTGTTAATTGCAATCTGAGCAAGGGCTAGAACTTTAGATGCCATAGCAAAATCTTTATCCGACTCTCCTATTTGTTCTGTTAATCCAATAAGGCTATCAGTAATATCCGCCATTGATTGCTGTTTTGCTTGCTCAATCTCTACTTCCTTGTTACGTAACGCTTTCTTTGCATCAAGGTATTCATTCTCGAGGTTCAACTTACGAAGATTAAACGCCTCTGTACTCTCTCCTTCCAACTGTTGTAATGCATCAAGTTCTGCCTGTTTCTGTTGTACTTTAAGTTCAAGTATGGCTTGCTCGTTACCGTATGCCTCCGCTATCCTAGTTTCAAAGTCGAGCTTAACAGCATCCATCTGTTTTTGTCTCACTTCATTCGTATGTGCATCAATCAACGTATCTTCCTGAACCCGATATTTCTCACGAATCAAAGCCTTTTCTTTTTCCGTCAGCTCCGCATTCTGCAACTCGGCTTCCATCTGCTTATTCATCAACTCTAATTTCAATTGAAACTCTTGTTCCGATCCCGACTTCACAGCCGACAACATCAGCTCAATACGCTTTTGTTCATTCTCAATCTGCCGTTTAGTCTCTTCATCGGAGAGCATTTTCAAATCTTGCTCTCTTTTCTTTTCCAGGGCAAGAATCGTTTCATTGATGGCCTTTTTCGCATTGACCGTCAAGTTCTTTTCCGTAGCAAGTTTCGTCCTCAAATCCTCTATCTGCCTACTGTATGATAACATCGTTTCTTTACGCTGTTTCTCTACACCGTCCTTGATCAATGCCAGTAATGCATCCTCTGCAGCACGAACCGCTTCACGTTCCTTGTCCCGTCTTTCTTTAGCGATAGCAGCTGCTTCTTTTGCCGCATTCTTCGCTGCATCCAATCGAGCCTTTTCTGCCGCCGTATTCTCATTGATAATTGAATTCTCCTGTTCTTTAAGCTCTCTCGTTTTATCGAAATACTCCTTTCGGGCACGATAAACATCTGCCTCTAATTTCGCCAATTCTTTGTTCGTCTCTGCATTATTTTCCGCCCAACTACTCTCTATCTGCAACGCTTTCAACTTACGTTCGGCCAACTCAACGTTACGTTTAGATTGCTCATCTTCGAGCTTGTTCGCTTCCTTAACAAACTTCAATCTCTCCTGTGCAGTGTACTTTTCCTTATCCTTTGCGAGCGTTCTGTACTTCGACACTTCAAGTGCGGCTTTAGCGTTCTCAACCTCGTCCTTACGTGATTGTTCCTCAATAGCAATCTTTTCCTTAGCCAAAGCGATAGCCTCGCCATTAGCTTTATTTATTTCTTTGATTGCCCCACCGACAAAAGGAATCTTTTCCATCATCTTCATTGCCCAATCATACATTTTCATTCCCGCCTCGACAAACGAAAGAATAAACCCTACTCCCTTTTGCAGAATGGACATCAAAGCATTAAGTAAACGCGTAAACGGAGCCATGAGTACGCTAACTCTATTCGTTGCATCCTCACTTGAATTGATAGCCTTGACAATGCCCATTATCACTAAAGCGATACTGGCCAGCACAGCAACAATCGGATTGGCCAGCAATGCAAGCAACTGTTTACCGAAAGCAGAGACCGCCGCTTTTCCGGCCATGAACGCCTGTGACATTGAATTTATTCCACCTACCGAGTTAGCTATATTGCCAAGCAATCCTCCCTGAATACCCACCATATTGAGCAGTTGATTTTGAAACTGACCTGCTGAAGCTGTCGTATCGGTTATTTGTTTTTCAATTAACTTCATGTGTTCCCGCATCTCTTCTCCTTGAGCTGACAAACGTTCCTCTTTTGACATTTTCATATACGCCTCAGTCATATCATCGAGTTTCTGTTTCAACGGAGATAGTGCCTTAGAAAACGCCTCTTCGTAGCTCCCGACGTTACGATAAAATCTCTGAGTCGCTTCCTCCGCACCTTTCAGCTTATCAGTGATAGCGTTGATATGAATAGCTAAATCCTGCCCCGAGGCGGATTCTCGCTCCGCCTCACTCATCTCATCGTACTGCCGAGTGAGATTGGATAAAGAGGCGCGCAGTGCAACAAGGCTTCCAAGTTGTTCATTCTCCGCCTTGATGTTATTCCGTATCTCTTTCTCCAAAATACGTATAGCCTCTTTATATTCACCGGAAGCCAACTTTGATTCTGTCAGCTTTACATTGTACTGTTCACGTGTTATACGCCCCTCTTTCAAATCCTCTTTAAGAGTTGCTTCAACTTTCCTAAGAACATCAAGTTCCGACCGATATTTAGCAATACCACGTATCGCATCATCATAACGGACTTTAATGTCCAACACTTTTTCTTCTACTGCCTGTCCCATAGTTCTATAACTGTAATAATTGACACTCGCATATACCGGTATTCTCGGCCTTAACCGAGATTATTGCGTAGTATTTTCCATATTGAGCCAGATATACCGGTATCGTCATATCCAGCCGTTTTAATTCAATCTCTCTTAACTCAATCTTTTCTTTAATAATCACCGGTTTCCTGATGATCTTCTGATAGCTTGCATAGTGCTGGGAAAGCAATGTTCCCCACGATAATCCGCTAAAAGTACCACGGTCCCCATCAAGCAATAAGATACGCGGTTGCGCGCTCGTATAATTCAATGTCGCATCATTATCGTACGAATACAAAGGAATCTTTGCCACTCCTGCCGACATCGTAGTCGCAGCGAACGGAAGAGTGATAGCATCCGCATCCGTCTCCAAGGTAAAGTCTTCCACCACGGCAACCCCGTCATAACTACCCGTTACATCTGAATCCTCCTTCCAACGGAAATGATTTCTCTGTGCAAAGCCGTCAAGTGTGAATGTTATTTCCCCGGGCTTGTTGTCTTTATACGAAGCAACAACTTTCCTAGTCCAATCCACAGCAATGGGAATATTCCCTATCACGTCATCAATCGAAACAAAGCGTATCCGTTCCGAGTTATCGGCTGCCGGTACAGCGAAAACACCAAGTATAGAAGCTATTGCCTTGATAAAATCAATCTGCTTCATATCCGGAAGATTAGGAATAAAGAAATACCGACTGCCTAAAATCATCTCCTCGGCCATGTTCATAACCGTTATCGTTCCCGTTACGTTCAGAATACTAGCACGCCATGTATTAACGAAATCACCACCCGTCGTAATGTCAAGTCCATCGAAAGAGAACTTCATGTTGGAATAACCCTGATAAATGTTCTTCAAAACACTAGCTTCTTCATCCTTGAAATCGAAAACAGCCCTGAATTTATCCGTCGTTCCATCAACCGGTTTTATCTCCTTCACGGCAATACTTAACACCTCACCCGAATCTACGTTCCCTCCTGATGAAGATGTGTTCCATTTGTAGACTAGTATTGAGGGAGACGGAGGCATTTTAATTTGCTCAAAAACTACCTCAACATGCCCCGTTATCTTTGGCTTACCGTTAGCGATAAACGACGTATAGGCATTCGTTTTATCGTTGTTGTATGGCCCTATCTTACCGGCACGTCCGTAATAGTTCGAATCATTGTTGACGTCAAACAACATCACGTATCGAGATACATAATCATCGTACACCACACTGTTAAGATTAAACGTGATAGCGTTTTTACTCGCATACGCTTCTGAATCGTTACGACTAAGACACGGGACGAATAGCTTATCCAAAAACGTCTTCCTACTCTCCGGAAACTCAAACTTCACGCCGTACTCTTTCTCAATCTGTTCTATCACCCATACCACTTTTCGAGCCGGATGGTACCACACCTGCGCGTCACCGTCGTGAAATCCATAGTCAACAAACGGGTATGGCCATCCGGGAGTACTCCATCTCTTCCACTCTACGTAATCGGAACCCTCGTACACTTCCCCCTGCGCATGTGTCAACTCCGTGAGTTTCTTCCCCTGATTAACAATCGGAGCGAAAGCCGTAGCATTTCCCCAAGACAGCGCCACGTCAAACGTTGACGTTACAGACATCAACACCGCATTCGCTTTGTTAATCACCTCAACCCCGTTACGAATATACCTCGCTGCATGCCTGATACGGGGAAACTCGGTCACCCTCGTAGGCAAATCGGCATGATCAATCACACACTGATTATGCACCGTATTAGGTAATTTGATCGTATAGCTGTTATTGCTCACAATCTTGCTTAGGTCGGTGAATATATTACTCTTGTAGTTGAGCGTTACCTTCGTATCGTCGTCCATATCAACGAGGTGCCCATCAATGTATAGTTCATCGTTTCTCATAAGCTCTGCACACGTGTTTCGGGTAATATAATCGTTGCAACAAAATCCTGTAGGCTCGTCTTACTCTTCACAAACGTAGCGACCGAAACGTTTACGCCCTTCCATCTCGGAGCACCGTTATCATCATCACCGGCATACATATCCACTACCGGTGACAAAGCAAGTTGAAAGAGGAAATCATACGTATCACTATCAACTAACGGAGCACAAACCGGCAACGTGTTCTCTTCCGTCTTACGTTGTTTACGTCCCGTTCCTCCGTGATAACCATCGACATAGTTATAATCTGCCATGTTGTTCCGGATGAACTCACCGTCGTTAGTGACCTGCCTCGTTTCGTCTCCACGCATAAAAAGCCAATAGCAATAGAATCCATGCCGGTTTATCCAGCGCAGATATACACCGTCCTGACCTTCGTCAACCTTACACGTGATTCGTGAAGGAGTATTCAACAACGGCCTAAAAGTATAATCGAACGTATGATCCCAAACGTTCACCGTATCACTCGATCCCGGTAGCTCGAATGTAATATCCTGTTTTGCATCTAGTCCCGTCAACATCAGATTCCACACCTTCCGTGATGGGAGTGGTAACGCATCGGCCTGTTTCACGCCATCAACAGCTACGGTAACAGAAGCAGAGGCGGCGTTGTACATACCTACCGAGAACGGGAAGTTCTTAAACCAAGTCAATACACGCTCGCCGTTATATCTCTCACCCACTTTCATAGCTCCCCAGATGATGAACGTTTCAAAGTAAAAGCTATTACCCAGCGTATCATCTGCATTATACAGATTCACTTCTACGGCAAACAATCGCCCGACCTTGCTGTCCTGCACTCCGGCAGACGTGTAATCGACCTTATGATCAATTAGATCAAACGCCCCCTGTGCGTACGGAGACAGATCAAAGAAACACGTCTTACCAAACATCTCACGCCTCTCCGTGTATATCACGCCAGCCGCTACGTCTGTTATAGTAACTACGATATACGCCCACGCATGACCGTATACGTTCACCACAATCGGATTAAAACAAAAGCCTATTTCTTCCGGATACTCAATCGTAGTCGTATCAATCGTTGTCTTTTTCATTGCTATTCAAGTTTATATGTTCCACGTCCTGCTCCATCACAGCAAATATCCTATCCATGATATTTCCTACCGTCACCGGAATCTCCTGCGAGTATATATCATCACGTCCTCCCCCGCGATGGAGTGAAGTGCCCTCATTGCGTATCTTATACGCTATCGCTCCGGCTAAAGACATCAACCCCCTCTCTTCGGGTGTGTATTTCGGCTGCCATCTCTCCGATTCTACCAGCACGTAAGGAATCGGTTTATACGGAATACCCTTGTCTACAATCCACTGCCTGATAACACCGATAAAACTTTTAGGAACCGGACCGGCCTTTCGTCCCGTTTCAAGTACACCGAATGCTTTGCGTCCATATAGCGTACCGGCACTATCGTTCACCTCTACACGCAGAGAACTAATCGTTCTACCCGAAGCCCTTTGTCCCGCTGCAATATGATGCTCGATGATACGTCGACGTAACTCGTTCAACTCCTCACCGATAATTGCCTTTGCCTTCTCTCTGCTCATATCATAAGAGATTACGTGTACAAACTCCTTTTACCTCCTTCACTTGTACCGAGATAGATATTCCCGTTACGATCGGAGATAGCTTCTCCAGTATGACAGAATACGGAATATCACCCTCGATAGGATCGAATAGTCCGCTATCATTCATCCGGGCAATAAAAACCATCGCTGCCGACTTCATTCTCTCAAATACCGCGTCATTATCTTTCCCATCAGCGTCCTTGTTTACCTTATCGACAAACACGAACATACAGTTCGGCTTATCCTTAAACTGGTCCATCTTTAGCGACATCGCCCCGCTTACCGGTAACAGATTGATGATAGCCGGCAAAGGCAATCGATCTAAACGTAAATCGGCCCGCGTCCAATCCTCATACACATACGTGAAGCCGACCATACTCTCGGCCACGCTCTTGATCTTCTTCTCCACGCTGTTACTTCTTGTCAGCGTATATTTTTCGTAATCTTCGCTCATACTTCGCCCTCTCTGAATCAATTATCATACATTGGTATATTCTCACCCATGGCAGTGACAACACATGGTCATGATCGGTAAATCCCATCCGTAGCGCATAGTAGTCAATCAGCCCAAACGGGCCGAAAGACAGTTTATCGATACCGGCCTGCTGTTCTTCCGCCGTAGGCTTAACGTTAGTAGCCTCAAACAGCTTGTTTATCCTCTTCACCTCCCTAGCAACCCATGTGACAAATCCAACCACTTCCTCGGCCCGACACTCATTAACCTTTGCCCGGTCCAGCCCGAGCAATACACCACAAGGAACATAGAACAGTTCTTCATTCGTCGCTATGCCCTGCAGCTCTATCAACTGCCCAAACGTTATATCATTAAGATCCTCCGGAAGAGATACCTTACCGACCTTATCCGGCTTGAGCATTTCTTCCAGCCGATCAAGCGTATCACCTGATCCATGCCCAGCCTTTACCCAAAACTCGAAAAACGTTGTATATTGTCTTTTCGTCAATACTCCACTGCTATTCACTTTACATTTCCTCCTGGTATTAATTACATTCTGATAGTTAAACCTCCGTATAAGTCGCCTTTGCTGTCCTGATCGGTTTACGTATCTCGAACAACATCAACATGATAAGCATGTCGAGAAAGTCCGGTGATCGGTTCAGCGCCGCTTTCATTATCTCCTTTGAAACGATACTCTTTTTCCTCGTGTCATTGTCAACGTTCGCCTGTTTAAGCTGCTGTAACTCCTCCTTTATCAACTCCTCCTGTTCCGGCGTACAGATGATACGGTAGTCACGCTTATTGATCAGCTCAGCCAGCTTGAACGCGCATTGTGTTTTCAGGTTGTCGTACTCATTCGATAGTGCCCTTTCCCCGCCGTGGAACTCCCTGATACCGTTCAGGTACGATTCCAAGAACGAGCCCAGCCCATCAGAGTCAACCACAACGTTACTTCTTGAAACACGATGCTGAATCATCGCATTGCGCATATCCGTCTCAATCATCTTGCCCGGTGAGTACTCCTTAACGAGTAGTATCGTGCACACATGGCCAACACCCTTACCCATCACAAACCTATCACGGCCCTTCATGGCAAGGTCACCGGAGAGCTTCGGTAAACCGGTAGGCGATACATGCTCATTCGTGAAAACGTCACAGATAGCATCGTACTCACAAAGTGCCGACGGATCATCATCATACTCCCAGTTACCGAAAAACAATCGTTGCTTCATCACATTATCATTCGTGTTTCGAAGCATCTCGATGTATTCCTTCGTTGCGTACGGGTTATCCTGCACCAGAGCCGGAATAAACGCGTACGGGGCTTTCAGCTTCCCCTCTCTCCATGGCCTGTAAAACGTCTTATACAGCCAATTCTTTTTCGGGTTACAGGTTATAAGTATCTTCGGAGGAACGCCGTACACATCATTCATGTGACGGCCGACACGTGTTTTAAGTCCTTCAAAAGCTAAGTAGTGAACCTCTCCCGCCTCCTCTATCCAGCCGCCGGTATACTCCTTCGAGCCCAAGCGCTCATACATAGGATCCTTTTTCGGATAATACGTGAGGTCTAAGAATACAATCGTCGAACCGTTAGCGAACTCTATCCCGTCATTCGTGAGCTTATAATCCCTAAAGCCGTGAGCTGCCGCTACCTTAGTGAAGGTAACAGATACCGACTCACGACAATCCTTAAGATTGTTTCGACCAATAAACCAACGCGTACCGGGGAGGTTATGACAGCACTGCATGAGCCACTCGCTCCCCAGCCAGGACTTTCCACCGCCACCACCTCCACCGTACAGGATAAAGAAATGCTCCTCATCCCGAAGCAGGTTATACGCCTTACGTTGCTTTATATTGATCTTATCACTCATACAACCTCATCAGCCTCCTTCGTGTACGGCAAGAAGTTAAAGCCTTTGAACTCTTTTCCTCCCGTGGTATGATCCAATTCCTGTTTATCGGAAAGGCCTAACTTACGAGCAATGATATTCGCATTGAACGCGCCAACACATGCCCCTTCGAACTGTTGCGTCTCGATCGTTTCCTCTATACGCGCGATGACCATTAAAAAATCTTTATCATCCGTACTATCATCCGTACTATTCTTGCATCCCTCTTTGAAGTTCCGCCACCACATTGAGCTCGCTCCCACGTAGATACAGAACCCCGTGAGCGAGTACGGTCTGGCCGTTGGTGTTACCTCCCGCTGCGTTTGTTCCTCGTTAACAATTCTCGTCTTCTTGCCTTCCTTTCGTTTCACGGGAACCGTCTTCTGAATCGCCTTCTTTGTCGTCCATGGATTTTCGTCACACCATTGAAAGTATTCACACGCCGCCTCCCAAAGAAGCTCAGGCGTAGCGAACAGTTTATCTCTTCCGTGCTTCGATCTTAATTTCCAAAATTGATTTCCACTAGGTGCACCCATATTATTCACTCTCTCCTTTCTCTAAAAAATCCTCTTCCTTAAAATCTAGTTCTGGGTATAACGATGGAATTTGTTTTAAGTCCCCTTTAAAGAAGACAAGAACGTTCTGATGCGTTTTACCTATCTTCCGGGAATGGTTGAACTGATTCGTCACGCGCATGGCCAGAGAACCTATCTGTGTAGCAAGAATCATCTCGTTGTAGTAATGTAAGCCGGCTTCAAGAAAAGCGTTTATGGTATCGCCGACGAAGTTATAATACGCTCCATTCTTTCCACGAACCTCCCCTATTACAAATACAGCAAACCGGTTTTCTTTGAGCAATGAGCAGCTCTTCTGAATTATGGTTTTATAAGCGTTCAAAAACTCCTCATATTCCATATTCGACAAGTCACGCGGATCGTCTGAATAAACCTCCAAATCAGCATAAGGCGGGCAGCTAAATATCATGTCGGCTTTCAGACCAGCGTAGTGCTGATCAATTTCACGACTATCACCACACTTCCAAACCGGACAGTCATTCTCCGTGAAAGGTGGCTGCATTTCTGCCGCATTCTCATAATTTGCTTTAATCTGTTCCGGACGCAAGTCAACTCCTCGATAGCGCATTCCTAATTTTGCAGCTACTATCCCACGAACGGAACCTCCGGCGAACGGGTCGAGGATAACTCCTTCAGGAACATTAAACCATCGGTATGCAAGCTCACAAAGAACTGGATCAAAGACAGAGGTACCATCCATCATTGGAATATCATGCTTCTTGCAGTATTCCGTTATTTCATCCCAAGAGGGATCATAACCAAGCTTCTCACGCATTCTGTTGCGTACCTCATAAATGGCCGGACTTTGTGCCGAACGGTTATACGTAATCTCCCTCTCACGTCCCTCCTCGCTCTTAATACCTAGAGATAGCCAAGCACGTTTACGCTCCTGCCATCTTCCCTGCTTGGCATCAAGTATGGAAAAAGGAGGAATGATAAAACGATCAATCAGGCTTCCGGCCCTTGTCTTATCTCTAGGGCCTGCTATTGCAAATAGTTCATCATCCGAACCATCAAACAACCCCTCTACTCCCCAGTCAAGAAGCGTATCGCTGTCCCAGCTCATGAGTTTCTCCATATCCCATTCACCGTTACTCACGTTATCCCGAATCATTATCTCCCTCTCACGCTCCTCCGTCAAGTTCTCAAGCAGATACGTCGGTACTTCCTTCAAACCTAGCTGCATGCTTGCCTCTAGTCGCTGATTGCCGGCTATCACAACCAGCTCACCCGTACGATTTGAGACAACGATAGGTCTCGCTTCAAAGTAATCCGGATTCTTAACTATTGACTCCTTCAACCTCTCCAGCTGATCACTCGTTATCGTGCGCGGGTTATTCTCATGCTTTTTCAGCTCATCGATATTCCTGTATACTATACCCATTTCTTTTACTCTATTTTTCACAAAATAAAGATACCGAATAATCCCCTAAAGGACTACCCGGTATTCGTATAGTTGGTCGCATGGCGTGCGACTACTCCACTATCATCCAGTCGTTAGCAAACACATCCTGCCAATCAGGAACGTAGCTTGTTGCTACACATCCTTCTTCTTTATCTGGATAAACAACAAGGCATTGCTCTCTGTAATGAATAGAACCGTCCCCGCTTTTACCAATTATTCTTTTAGCTTCTCCTGGTAACGACTGCATTTTTGGAAAGATGTATCGAATTTTTTATTAAGTAAAACATCCATCCAAAACTTTAATCCCATAAGTGAACGATCCCAATCAAATCCACCACAAACTCTGGTTGCGTATACACGTTTTTGAAATACTTCCACATCAGCCTTATTCCCCTGTCTGACCTGTTCATTCACCATTTTCTGTACTACTTCAATAGGAAAGCATTCAAGTCTTCCTACCAAATCACTTTGTTCTACTGTTGTTCCATTCATAATCATCAAAATATATTTCCAATAACTTCATAAACTACATCCTCACGCATCCTGTGATTACATACACCACCAAATAGATAGTAACACATAAATTTATCATTCAATACAACGGTAGATGTATGTTCCCGTTCCGACCAAACATGGTTAGTTTTTATTATTTTTCATCTTTATCCATAGCCTCGAAAATTTCCAATATGGTTTCAAGTCCTACTTTCTCAATAGATTGCGAACCTTGATCTGATAACCACTTGTAAAATCTCTGTTCAAACTCAATATCGACACATTCTTTGATTCGCTTTTCAAAATCTTTCTGACAATATTCCTTTGCCTCAGAAAGGGATCCGAACACTTCTTGTTTTCTATCAGGGGCAGGTGTTGAACATTTAAACCCGCCATCAGTAATCCAGATATAATATGCCTCACCGATTGAGGTAGAAGCAATGTGAGAGTTTCCAAAATGCCCGGACATTATTCCCCAGTTTAATTTCTTTATTTTGCTCATATCTTACTAATTATTAGTTAATAAATAAACTATAAAACCTATACTCGCAATCAGCATTGCGAAGAGCGTCCAACAGACTAGCACTAGGTTCATGCATAGTCTCACGGGGTCAATCATTCTTTTCATAATTTTATACTTTAAAATGGTAATGGATCGAAGTTATCGCACGCAGCATCATTAAGGAGAATCTTTCTAAGGTGTTTAGAACATATATAGCCATCATCGCAACCATATTCTGTTCTTTTAATTAAGCTATTGACACATTCTCCGCAAGTTCTATTGACGGTACATTCTATGTGTTTTCCGTTTGATATTGTTCCTGTTTTCTTTTTCATAATACTTATTTTATGCTATCCGTTGCCGAATCAGGTTTATATTCTTCTTCACTAGCTGAATGATACGATCGTGGTGTTCTGACTCTCCGTTACATACAGCTCTGGATTGAACTATTTTCAATGTATTGAGATTGATCTCAATTGTCTCAATTGGTTTCTTCTCGATACGAGCTGATAGAATCAAACAGTCCTTCTTTTTAAAATACTCATTGGTAAAGACACAATGGTGCATTCTATCACCTTCCTCTTTAAACTCTTCCACACTCTTAAGTGGAACAATGACTATCGTCCCGTCCGAAATCTTTAAATCAAAAAACACAGATTTATCTTTCACGTAATCTTCAGCTGCTTTTTTAAGTGCAAGCAACTTTTGCATATCCCTCTGCTTCCTTTCTTTTTCATCATCTCGCTTTTTCTTTGCAACATAGCAGTCATGAGCCTTTTTTAGATTTTTAGGGCACACATAAAAAGCGTTTCGTAAGTCTTTGCCGTAACGTTCAAGCAGCTGTAGGTAATCAAACCACATGGAAGCATCTTTAATGCGATATTTATTCCGGAGGCAAATTTTAATAGATGGCCAATATCTATCAACTCGACCTCTATAACCTTGGCAGTGATTTAATAAATCATATTGTTTTGCCTTTAAAAGGGTTTCCGCTATTGGGCTTTTAGGTAGCAGTTTGATTGCTTCCAGAAAAGTTAATCCTTCCAGATTTTTGTCTATACCATACTTTCTATACTCAGCTTTGAATACTGAACTTGGATGAAACTTTTGAGGGTATACATCATATCTTCGTTCATTACTTTTGTCTTGTATCTCCATATATCCACCCCATGAATCGCAATACCAATTAACAGTATGCCTGCGAGCAACAACTTCTCTTTTGCCATTAGATAATATCCAATGCTGCAATATTTCAGAGATGTAATAGCTTGCAGCTTCACCGGACTTATGATAAGAACGTAGCTCAAAGTTCCGTATAACTTGAAACTCTCCATACAGTTCGGCAGATGCTATGTAAGTTCGCTGTTCATCCGTCCTTTTCCTTGTCTGTTCTATCTTTAACTTAGTATTACAGTGAGGGCAAACTGCTTTCTTCCGGCTTACTAATTCCGGAGAAAAAGAATTGCCACAGTCCATGCAGATAACACGTGTTTTAGTCGCAAATCCTTTATGCTCAAGACAATCAGCTTTTGCCCATTCGAGCATCTCTTTATTTATATCGTTCAAATGTTGACTATAGTCTATCACTTGACGCTGTAACTTAGTTCTTGGTCTCATCGTTCTGTCTCTTTAACTTCGTTCCACTCTGATTCTTGAATTAAGTACCCGCAATGTTTGCAATCATGGATATAAGTGTTAAATGGGGCTGTATTGCAATTAACTACAGCCGGTTGAATGAATCCGCATTCCGGGCATTCAATAGTTACCTCTTCGATTCCGTCATACTCCCAAAAAGAAAGCTTTCCTTTCACATTTTCAATAGGGTTTTCATATAGAATTGGCTCAGATAATACCCAGTTAAAAACTCCTTTCTCAGCCCAAACAGAAGAATGATTCTGCACGCAATCTACTATCTTGACGCTGCCGATGATAGCTCCGTTCGGATAATTACTCCAGTCTGTTCCTGATTTGGAAATCTCTCTAAGGAATTCATCAACACGTCCGGCTACTGGAGAATCCCAAAAGTTGGCACCTTTTAAACTTGCATGAATTAACACCCTATGCCCGATATACTTTTGAGGACATACCCAAGTACGATTCTCGATGTCTTTTATACCGTGAACTATCAAGCTAGCCCACGGTTGCTTTATTGATATTGCTTTCATCCTCCAAAATCAAATAATGATGGTGCGACTTCCTGTTTAGCTACTTTCTCAGCTTTCTTCTCCAGCTTCTTTTTACGGGCTTCCTCAATCTTCTTGATCTCTTTAGCCTCGTACTCCTTAAGAGCGGCTTCTTTAGCTGATTTCTTTTCCTCCTCGGTTAATTCAATGGTATGGTTTACAACCACCCTGGCATTAGCCGGCTTAACGTTTTTGATGTCGTCTTCGTCGTAGTAGTGTACGGCCATGCCAAAGATTTCTTCGTCACTAAATCCATTGCATCCAGACTTTTGCACCTCACTTAAGATGAAGTTGCAGCACTCGTCTATGTTCTTGTTTGGCTTTGCATAGGAAGCCGCAAAGAGTTCGTCACTCTTTGCACGGCTCTCTAAATACGTTTGAATAGTTTGCTTAAATACATTACTTGCTTTCATGGTCATTTTGATTATAGGTGAATAAAATCCTGTCACACTGATACACATCGTGCAGCTCTTTTCTAGTCTTCTCAATATCGTTTGTGGTGATAGGTGTCTTTATCACATCCATCAACTTATCGCCACGCTTTAACTCAACTTTTACAATTACAATATTTTCCATCTTATCCAATCGATTACGTAATACACTAAAAACCAAAAAACCGCAATCACTATAGCGATCACGGTCAACGACAATCTAAATCTAATATCTTTCATAAGCTCTCATCAACAGGTGGCTTCAATAACTCGGCTGCTTCCTTATCACCGTTTGCCGCCCTTCTACGCAACTCTTGCACCCAAGTGAGGGAAGTATAGCCTTTTGGCGGGATAAACTCTCTATGGGCCGATAACTCTGCTTTTCGGGCCGCCTCTGCCCTCTCCTGCTCGTAACTTCTCTCCCGAAGGAATTTATCACGGAACACATCACCGATTGTGAGCGGATCAAAATAACCGTAGAACCGGCCATACTGCCCAACCTTGAAACGAGCGATAAACAACATGAATTCCGTGAGACGGATGTAGGGGTAGCGCCTGACAAGATGCTTTGCAAACTCCGTAACGGCTAGCCCGTCAGCATCCTCTTTTGTCGACGAAACAAAGTCCAGGCTTAGTATCTGAACCTTTACCCATAGCGTAGCTGCTTCATATCCGTAAATCTGGGATATTTCCCCAATCGACGGTCCTCTGTCGCTATACGCCTTGTTGACATCCGAGAGTAACAGCGGTTGCACAGCCGGACTAAACGCTAACGATAACTTTTCAAAGTTCGGGTAAGACCGGCTCAACGAAGTTATCCTCTCTTCCCGCTGTAACTGCAGCGAACTCGTCGAGCAGCTCTCTTGCTTTATCTGCCTTACTAGGCTTCCGATTTTTTCCATCGCTATTTTCTTTTTCTTTCATGATCCAATTGTTCGCTCTACTATCCCAGCGTTCTATTCTCACTCCGGAGGCCGTACGCCATCCCAGACTCGTGAAGTGATTATAGAATATTTCCGCTTGTTTCCTCCAGTCCGGCATCTTGTTTTCAAAATACGCGCTAACCTCTTCAAACGTTGGCGGAACAAATTCTTTTTTAGTGCGAACTGCCTTTTTAGGTTTCACATCGTTTTGCGCAAATAACTCGCTAGAGTTATTCTCTATATTCTTATGTTTATGTTTCTGTTTATATAAAGGGTTACCGTTTTCGTTACCATTTACGTTACCGTTTACGTTACCACTTTCGTTACCACTTTTGTTACCGTCAGAAACATAAAGAATGAAATAAAAAGCTCCGCTAGCTCGTTTTTGTCCTTCTCTAAAAGAAATCAATCCTTTCTGCTGGAGTTTGTTGCGCAGGTCACAAATTGTTTTGCGTGAAATGCCTAGCTCAAGCTCTACATTCCTCGACGGCAATTCGAACGGATTAGTCCAGTTTCTCGAGTTACATTCTTTCAGCAGATAGAAATAAAAATCAGCCTCGTAACTTGTCATCGGTCTAATACGCCTCACTGACCAGAAATTATTGATTAGTTCTATGTAATTCATTTTAAATAGGAATTAACTTCATTCATAAACTCCTCTAAGGAGCGACACACAACATATTTATTTCGGGCTTTCTCCGCCAGCGCCTGCCAAATGATTTGCTCCTCGCTCTGTTTCCCTTTCGGTGTTTTCATCTCAATACAGAGCGAAGCATATCCTTTCATCGGCACCAACAGAATCAAGTCCGCCACACCACGCATACAACCTTCGTATTTCATCTGCGCTCCCGTCCTCCTGTCACGCTTACCACCGTTAGGCACGGCAAACAGTAAGCGTGACAAGGTAGGATATTGAGCCCTGAACCAAGTAATACACCCGTGTTGTATCTGGCTTTCACTAGATCCTCTCATTATAATCTCTTGCTAAATAAATCCATAGTCATTTGAATAATATCCTCCTGTACCTGATCATCCGTACCGGTAACACCGTTAGCGATGTCTTTCTTCGTCTGAATGACCTGATACATATATTCATCAATCGTATCTTTACCTAGAAAGTAATAGCAGTTAACGTTGTTCTTCTGTCCGTTTCGATGTGCTCTATCCTCTGCCTGTTCACAATCACTAAACGTCCATGGGAACTCAACGAACGCAACGCGCGAGCTGGCCGTAAGCGTAAGCCCCGTTCCTCCGGATTTATAGTTCAGGATGATAAGCCTACACTTCGGATCGTTTTGAAACGCATCAACCGACCGTTGCTTTTGTGCCATGTTATCATCCCCCGTAACAGTCACCGCATCGGGGAAAAGCTTTTTAAGCTCCATCACAACTTCCTTCAGGAAAGCAAAGACGATTAACTTCTCACCTCCATCAATCACATCGTGAATAAAATCGGCAGCCGCTTTAATCTTCCCGCGAGCAGAGATAGCTTTAAGAATACCCATCTTTACCATCACCTCCCCACGCATCGCACGCGCTATCCTTTCATCATCCGCATTCTTGAAATTACGCAGATAATTAATCAGATCCGCTTCCGCCTTTTGATACTCGCTTCGTGTCGTGATGTCAAGCGTCAAGTACTGCCGTGTCTTATCCGGAAGCTGCGTTAACACCTTGCTCTTTTCTCTTCTAAAGAAACACGTCTGCCAAAGTCGCCAATTCAGTTCCTTCATATTAGAGGCCTTCTTTGGACCGGAGCAGTACTTCTCAACAAAGTGCGTATATCCGCCAAAGTCCTCCAGCCGCTCCATGATACGAAGCTGTTGTATCAAGTCCGTGTTATCATTCACAACAGGCGTTCCGGTTAGCTCAAGTACGAAGTCCTTTCCCTTTGCAATGCCTTCACAGAATTTGCTCTGCTGTGTCTTAGATGATTTAAGTTTGTGCGACTCGTCATAAATCACAGACTTAAACAAGTCAATACGTGGATCAAAATCTATCGACTTCATCGTAAACCGTGCCGTGTCCTTAATGCCACGAACAAAGAACTTCTTCAACGATTCGTAATTAACAATGAATATATCACAGCATCCCGTTTCATAAAAGCGTTGCCACGTGTTCTTATTCCGATCATCAAGTATAAGAGCCTGCTTCCCTGCGAATTTATGAAACTCACGTTGCCAATTGATCTTCAACGATGCCGGACAAACAACAAGGCACGGATACGATTTTGCTATCGTGACCGTGCCTATTGCCTGCAATGTTTTGCCCAAACCTGGTTGATCCCCTAAGATACATCGCTTATGTTGTAGCGCATAAGCAATGCCCTGCTTCTGATAATCATACGGCTCCAGCTTCAAACCATGTTCAACCGTCAAACGAGGCATTTCGGGTATCGTGTAATTCTTATCCTCTTCCTTTTGCTCCTTATACTGAAGACGGGAACAGTACCCTTTTGCTATGGCCCACTTCGAGAATTTATTCACGTAATCGTAATCGCTAATGCTCACCTTCCAGTATTTCTCATCATGCACCCACTCCTTAGACGGGATGCGCTTCATGCATTCCAGGAGCATCGGATGATACGCAAACTGAATCTTATAGTAATTCGGCGTGCGTGTAACAAGTAAAGGTGCTGTCATATCACGTTCGTTAAGCTGCTATTTCTTTTTTCTTTCTAGTCTTCTTCGCCGGAATCTCTGCCGTAATGTTTTCAAAGCTCTCCAAGGCTGCAATCGACTCCGGTGTCACCTCAAACGGCATATCTTCCCGTTCCTCACTAAACGGTAGTTCCTGTTGAACAACGGCCCATTTCTTCTCAAACAAATACTGTTCGGCCTCGTA